CACTATGGCACACTTTATATATGGAGTAGCTACTAACACTGGAAAAGGATTCTTTACTGCAAATGACAGAAGAGCATTCTTCCTTAGAGGTTATCCCGCAGATGTCTGGATGGTAGGTAATACTGTTCAAGGCGCTATGTGGTTAGCTGAAAAAGGCGGTCGTGAAAAGACAAAAGCAGAAGCACAAGCTTTGATTGACGCTGAAGTTCAAGCGGCACAAGCTACGTACGATGCATTGTCTGATGAAGAAAAAGCTACGAGACCAGGCGGAAGACCAGCTGATGTAATTCTTCCATAAGGAATTTTTAAATGGCAACATACGAAGAAATATACGGAAAACGTGTAGAGGTACTAGACGCTGACCCTACGCTGACTTCAGCGTATGAGGGACAGGTATGGTATAACTCTACCACAGGTACGCTTAAAAGCGTTGTAAGTTTTGGAGCATGGAGAGCTGGAGCAGTAAGATCTAATGTTACTACCGGTGGAACTTCAGGTACTCAAACTGCAGGTCTGGTTGCGCATGGTTATGACTATGGTCCTCCAGATCAATCTACTAATTTATCAGAAGAATATAATGGGTATGCATGGACATCGACTCCGAACTGTAATACTTCGAGATATCAAACAAATCAAACTGGAACTTTAACAGCTACTTTATCTGTGTTTGGTGCATTAGGCCCACCACCTTATTCTACATGTGCTAAAGCTGAATCTTATAATGGCTCAACTTGGTCAAATGAAACAGATGCCCCAGCAAATAGAGCAGGAAGTGTTCCTATGGTAGGATCTGAAACTGCTTTTTTAGCTACAGGGGGAAATGATACTACATCGGGTGAACCGATTGATACAACTTTTAAATGGGATGGCTCTTCTTGGACTACAGGAACATCTTTTCCAGCTACTACAAATAGTATGGGGGCTGCTGGAACACAAACTGCTTCTATTTTTTATGGTGGATCAACTAATGCTCCAGGTTCAGCTGCAGTATCTACTACGGCTGTATATGATGGTTCTTCATGGACCACTGGAGGAGCTCTTCCTGCCGCAAGTAGAAATTGGGGTGGAAAATCAGGAACTAGCACAGCTGCTTTAGCAGCGACAGGCACTCCTGGACCAGGATCTCCTAATCCCTTTACCAATACAACTATGACTTATGATGGAACTTCGTGGACAATAACACCAGCTACAACTGTTGTTGCATATGGTGGAGCAGGTGCTAATCAATCTGGTGCTAGTAGTACTTCAGCTTTTATATCTGGAGGAGGCGGATCTTCTAATGCAACAAAAACAGAAGAATACGATTTTGGTATTAATACAATAACTAATGCGGCATGGGCGAGTGGCACTGCTATCAACACTCCAAGAACTGGTTTATCTGGAGCTGGTACAACACCTGCAGGATTAGTTTTTGGTGGTTATCCAACTAATAATGAATCAGAAGAATGGAATGGATCAACTTGGACAGAAGGAAATAATTTAAATACAGGAAGAGGTTCAGCATGTGGTTTTGGAACTCAAACCGCTGCAGTAATGGCTGGAGGACATGATCAACAAACAACAACAGAAAAATATGATGGAACTGATTGGACAAATAGTGGAGCTTTAGGTACAGGAAGAAGATATTTAGCAGGAGCTGGAACTCAAACTGCAGGAGTAGCTTTTGGTGGATATGCACCCCCTTCTCCCCCTGCTGGTTTCGGTTTAACTGAAGAATTCGATGGAAGTTCATGGACTGAATCAGGAGATTTAAGCACCGTTAGATTTGCTTTAGGTGGAACTGGAACTCAAACTGCAGCTTTAGCTTTTGGTGGAGCAACACCTCCGGCAGTAAATTCAACAGAAGAATATAATGGTTCGTCATGGACAGCAGGTGGAAATATGGTAGCTGTAAATAAATCTAATCAAGGAGCTGGAACTCAAACTGCTGGATTAACTTTTGGTGGTGCTTCTACAGGAACTCAAACTCTTGGTTATGATGGAACATCTTGGTCAATAAGACCTAGTCTAGCAACAGGAAGATCATATTTTGCAGGATTTGGAACTGACACAGCTGCAATAGCTGCTGGAAATAATCCAGCTGCAACCACAGTAGAAGAATATACTGGAGACGTAGAAACAATAACAGCTCAAACATTGACAACGAGTTAAAAGCTGTTATATTAGAAAGTATAAAGGAGCAATATGACAGAAAAACGTAACATACATGCATTAATAGAAAAAGAAGCACCAAGCTTAAATAATTTACTTGACCCAAATGATGTCAAGGAATTTAAAGCCCTTACAGGTGAGCTGCGTGATACATGGACTAAGAAACAAGTCTTTAGAACTGAAACAGAAATGAGGATGTCTGTTTTACAGGACGCTAAATATCCAACGAAGGCCTCTAAATACTGGCAGTGTGTTAGAGAACAAAATGTATTCTTAGAAAACTTAATGAGTTTATCTTTTGATTGCAGACGTAATGAAGTTAAATTAAAAAGATTAGAACAAAAACTTGAGACAGAAGAGGACCCAATAAAAAGAGAACTCTATCAAATAGACATAGATGAAAAAAGATATAGTCTAGCTAACATGCAGTTAGTCGCTAGAGATAGAATGAGAGAAATTAAACTATGGTCAACTCTTAAAAAAGAATTTAACGATGGATCTTTTGATACGAAAGATGTCAACAGACATCAGTTAGAGTCATATCATTTAATAATGAAAAACAAAGCAGAGACATTAACATCTGGTTCATCACAGCCTGAAGTATTTAATGTACTAGGGCAATTAAAAACTATAGAAAGAGTTAAAAAATCAGGTGAAATGATTTACAACAAGAAAGAACAGATAACTAATGACCTCGGAGCAAAAGAAAAATAAAAAACTTTTCTTTTTAATGGGGATGCCAAGGTCGGGAAATACCTTGTTTGCATCTATCATGAATCAAAATCCTGAGATAGTTTGTACAGCTAATTCTATTACTCTTGAGATTATGAAAGATTTATATCTATTAAAAGAAACAGACGTGTTTCAAAATTTCCCAGACCATAAATCATTAAACAATATATTAGATCTTGTTTATGATTTATATTATAAAGAGTGGCCTCAACGCATAATCATTGATCGTGGACCTGTAATGGCCACAGGTAATCCAGGAAACTTTGAATTAATGAAAGTACATTACAAACGTCCCTTTAAATGTATTGTTCTTATTAGAGATTTAATGGAGGTATTGGCTAGTTATATGAAATGGTACACGGAAAATCCTGATTCGTTTGTTAATAGATTTGGTTTAAAAAATGATGAAGAAAAATTAAATATGATTATGAATAAAGACGGGGCTGTAGCTAAAGATTTAAGTGCTATTCACAATGCATATAAGCATCCAGAAATTTAGTCACTTTGTCAAATACGATAATCTTGTAACAAATCCTGAGGAAGAAATAAAAAAAATATATAAGTTTTTAGATGAACCTTATTTTAATCACAGATTTATTGATCTAGATCAAATTAATATTAATGGTTTAAATTATAATGATAATGTGGTAGGAAGAAATATGCATACAGTAAGGAAAGGAAAAATAGAAAAAATATATAATCCTTACATAGAAAAAATTACCTCAAAAGCATAAGAGATAAGTATGGACACATCGGATTTTAAGGTTATATTTTTAGGACAATCGGTATTAAAGTACAGAGTCCCTTTAGATGTTTATACTCGCCTTAATACAATTTATGAAAAAAAGATATCCTCATTACCTAAAGCTAACTTACAGTTAGTTGGTAAGATCAATAATGAACATTCTTTGTATTATAATGGTCCTCCTAATAATAAAATGAATCCCCACACCGAACTACCTCATCAAATTTTACTATGGTTTGATACAATTTTTAAACATTATTTAAATTGGAATAAAATTAAAGAATATAAAGTCCATTTAAATTCTGTATGGATTAACGAGATGAAAGAGCATGAATATAATCCAGTGCACGTGCACCAAGGATCATTATACACAGGTTTATCTAGTGTTATGATTTTAAAATTACCAGAATCATTTGGTGTAGAGTATTCATCTGCAGATCAACCACAAAATGGTAAATTACAAATACTAGGTTCCAGTAGTGGATATTTTTCTAATGTAGATTATCAACCAAATATTAAAGAAAGAGATTTTTATGTTTTTCCCTATGATATGAGACATTGTGTTTATCCATTTAATGGTCCAGGATTAAGAAGAACTCTTGCGGCTAATATGGACGTAGAATATAATCCAATTAAAAATAGGGGAGTATCAGACTAATGTATGAAAATATTCACATAACAGAACCTAAATGGAAAAGTTGGATTATACAAACCACGACTCCATTATTTTCACCCGATCAATGTAGACAAATTATTGAATCGGGGAGAGCACAGAAACCACAAACAGCACAGGTGGGTATGGGTAAGCCTGGTGGTGGAACAGACACAAAGAAAAGAGTTACAACCATTTCATGGATACCTTTTAAAGAAATGGGTCACATGTATCATGATCTTTATAAATTTATTATCAAAGCTAATGAGAATCATTTTGGCTTTGGAGACATACGAATAACAGAAAATGCTCAGTTTACAGAATATCCTCAAGGAGGATTCTATGATTGGCATATGGATTGTGATGTAAACATGGGNCATGAACCACCTGTTAGAAAAATATCAATGACATTATTATTAAATGANCCATCAGAATATGAAGGTGGGGATTTAGAGTTAATGGCNCCAGGAAAGTATGCACCTTTAAAACAAGGACATGCAATTTGTTTTGCATCGTTTTTAAATCATAGGGTTGCACCCGTAACTAAAGGTGTAAGACAATCTCTTGTTGTCTGGTTTGGAGGTAAACCTTTTAGATGATTAAAGAAGGATTTTTTCCAACTATTATATATGCTCAAGATTTTAAGTTAGATACAAATCAATTGGCCCAAAATATTATTCAATGGTCTAACCAGGATCAAGGGCTCAAGAAAACTAATGTAAAAGGATGGCACAGTCAGACAGATATGCATAAAAAACCTGAGTACAAACCTTTAGTTGATGAATTATTTAAAATGGTACATCAAGTTTTTCACGAAGAATTTTTAGATAAAAAACCTGTCTTAGGAAATATGTGGGCTAACATAAATCCTCCTGGTGGGTATAATAGACCTCACGTTCATCCTAATAGTTTATTTAGCGGTGTTTATTATGTTAAAACTCCCCCTAACTGTGGTCAGCTTGTATGTAATGATCCAAGACCAGGTATTCAAACTTGTATGCCAACTAGAAAAGAAGGGCAGCCCCCTAAACATTTATGGAGAGAAGTTCATTTAGAACCCCAAGAGAATAGGGCTATAATGTTTCCAGCATGGTTATGGCACCAAGTTGAACCTAACCAATCTAATGAATCCCGAATATCAATAAGTTTTAATTTTATACAAGATGGCTTTCAATAAATACCACGTAATCAAAGGCGCTCTTAGCTACGAGTTAGCTAATTTTATCTTTAACTATTTTCTTTTAAAAAGAGATGCAGTTAAATGGATGTATGATCATGATGTGACATGGGATAATGGACTACTAGGTAGCTGGAGCGATCAACAAGTTCCCAACACTTATTCTTGTTATAGTGATTTTGCAATGGAAACTTTATTAGTTAAGATGTTGCCAGTAATGGCTAAAGAAACCGGTTTACAATTAGTGCCTACTTATTCATACGCAAGAATATATAAAAAAGGGGACATTTTAAGGCGCCATAAAGATAGACCAAGTTGTGAAATATCTACTACTTTAAATTTAGGGGGAGAGCCTTGGCCTATATTTATAGATGGTACAGGCGCTAACTCAGTCATAGATGAATATAAAAATATACATAAACCTAACGCTCCTCCAGGCACGAAAGTCCTACTTGAAGTCGGCGATATGCTGGTATATAGTGGATGTGAATTAGAGCATTGGAGAGAACCGTTTGAAGGTAATACTTGCGGACAAGTATTTCTTCATTATAACCATGTAAATGGTCCTTTTGCGGAAAAAAATAGGTTCGACAAAAGGCCGATGTTAGGACTTCCACCATTTAGGAGGTCATAATATGGAGTTATATGTTACAAAAATTAGGTTTTTTACCAGGATTCAACAAACAGGTTACAGAAACCGGGGCTGAAGGCCAATGGTTTGATGGTGACAATGTTAGATTTAGATATGGTACCCCAGAAAAAATAGGTGGTTGGCAACAGCTAGGTGATGATAAATTAACTGGTGCAGCTAGAGCTATTCATCATTGGGATGATAACGCTGGTATTAAATACGCTGCCATAGGGACCAATAGAATTTTATATGTTTATTCAGGAGGAGTGTATTATGACATTCATCCAATTAGAACCACTCTAACAGGTGCAAAATTTTCAAGTAGTTCTTCATCTACAACAGTTACAGTTACATGCACTGGTAGTCATGGTTTAGCTGAAAATGATATTGTTATGTTTGATAGTGTAACAGGAGTGCCAGCTGGATCAACTTATAGTAATGCTACTTTTGAAGATGAGAAGTTTATGGTGACTGCTATTCCTACAGCAACTACCTTTGAAATTACAATGACTACTCAGGAATCAGGGACTCCATTAACTACAAGTGATGGTAACAGCACTTCTGTGTTATGTTATTATACAGTAGGACCTGCACAACAACTAGGTGGTTATGGTTGGGGTACAGGATTATTTGGTGGTACAGCTCTTGGAGCAGCGACTACAACTTTAGCTTCTGGTATTAACGACGCTGTAACAGATA